AATATTATATGGATGGCCGCTTTTGCCCCTGGTGTCCCCAAGAGCCTTTAAGAGCCTTATAGTATAAATGGGACACCAGGACACCAGCAAATATGAGAGAAGTTGAGAGCTCCCCCTGGTGTCCTGATTCATATTTACAAAAATGCCATTACATCTTCAGCGAAAACTCTATTTAAAGAGAATATTCATCACCAAATTAATTAGATTACCCTTTCAATAATATCTCCTCTCAGTCCGTCGTCTATCATCTTCCTTATCAAAACCCTAATTTCTTTTTCAACTTTTAACTTTACTCTTTCACTTCACCCTCCCATTGTCGCTGCGCTCCCTTTTTTCAGAATGGAATCCCAATTAATGAATCCTCCAAATGCCTTTAATTACATCGAATCTCAGCGTGATGAGTATCAGCTATCTCATGATCTGACAGAGATCATCCTACAATTTCCATCAACGGCGTCTCAAATAAGCGCAAGACTAAGCCGTAGCTGTATGAAGATAGACCATTGCGTCATCGAATTCAGGCAACAGGTTCCGATAAACGCTACGGGGTCAGTCGTCGTGGAGATCCATGACAAGAGAATGACAGACAACGAATCATTGCAGGCGTCATGGACTTTTCCGATTAGATGTAACATAGATCTTCATTATTTCTCATCGTCGTTCTTCTCACTTAAAGATCCTATTCCATGGAAGTTATACTACAGGGTATGCGATACAAATGTTCATCAGAGGACCCACTTTGCCAAATTTAAGGGAAAGCTAAAGTTGTCGACGGCGAAGCACTCTGTCGATATTCCTTTCCGAGCACCTACAGTGAAGATACTGTCTAAACAGTTTACAGAAAAAGACGTCGATTTCTGCCACGTCGGCTACGGGAAATGGGAAAGGAAAACAGTCAGGTCCAATTCGGTTGCCAGATATGGGCTTCACTGCCCAATTGAGCTAAAGCCGGGAGAGTCATGGGCTTCAAGGAGTACGATTGGACCCAACAATTCATATGCGGGATCCGACATCGGAGAGGAAATACATCCTTATCGAGAACTAAATCGGCTGGGAACAACGATATTAGATCCAGGAGAATCCGCCTCAATTGTGGGAGACCAGAGGGCCCAATCCAACATAACGATGTCAATGGCCCAGTTGAACGAGTTAGTTAGAACAACTGTTCAGGAATGTATTAATACCAATTGTACTCCGTCAGAAACGAAGTCTCTCAAATAATTATTTAATAAAATAATTTAATTGCAATTATCATTATTCCCAATATAGTCATTACAATCAACCGACATAATCTAAGTCAAACGATACAAAAGTCGATGCCTTCGATGAAATATCAGACATCCAACAGTAATATACTAGTAATGCGTTCTTGTTAATATTGGCGTATACACCGTTACATGAGTCACGGTCAACGTCATTAAAACTAGACCAACAATTAAAACGCCTGTTAGAGAACGATGTCGTTCCTTCAATATCAACCATCAAACTGTCCTTCTCCACAGACAAAACACGTTTATGAACATGCCGTATGTAGTAACGGTCCTTTAAGCCTGGAGATATCGCCAGGTTACCATGGCTGTGAATCCTAGCACCGAATAATTCATCGAACGTGTGAAGGCGCCCTGAAGAACCCAAATGAGGTTTACGATCGACCACGATTACCATTGAAAATACGCCCTCGATCTTCTGAGCTGATCCATCCATGTTAACGTCGACATGTGCACGTTCTACCTTTACAGTCCCTTTAAAACGTAGACGTTTTAACTTGATATATGACCTGGACCGGTTCGGCTCACTCTTACCAACAGATGGAAACGTTATATACGAAGAAATAGCTGAATTATGGCCCATCACAAATTCTGGTCCAAACTGGTTCTCGTGAATGCGTTGAGATGTCATCTTACTATTTTCTTGTGACTTATTCGCTAATCCCGATCGACGTTTCATTGAGAGATAACGCTTAGACGTGGGATTTCTTAAAGAACCACGGCGGACATTAAAAGACCCACCACGTTTGTATTTACTTGAATACATTTTACTTATTTAACTGATAGATATATGAGATATCTATCATAATAATCCGTTAAGACGGCCTTTATATAAACATTTACCCTTCAAATAAATTATCTTGCCTCAGCCATTGGTTTGTAATTCCGCCACGACATATTAAATTAAATTTGAATTTCACAAAAAGAAGTATATTAGGATGTGGACCATAATAAAATATAGCGCAATTACAATTCAAATTTCAAATCGTTCTTATTTTTATCCAAAGGCCATAAACAGATCTTTATAAAAAAAAAAACGAAAGCGAATACTAACAAAGCTGATAGTTGGACACTTGTCAACATGCGGTAGGTGGAACTCAAAAAATGCGCTCAACTAAAATCGCGGACTTCAAAATAGCGCTCAACTGAATTTATACAAAATAATCGCGCGAGCAACACAACGCCACGTGTTGCGAACGGGAGATTAACGGACACCAAAGCGCCACGCAGGGGGTATAGGACACCAAAAATCGCGCGGCCATCCAGT